AACGTGAGAGGGAACCGGACCCTGACCGGAAGCTGGGGAGAGGTCTGGGTGGACGGTGAAAAAATCTTCGTTCTTCAGAAGATTGAACAGAAGGTGGAGGTCAACCGCGAGGATGTGCAGATGGGGATGAACGTGGACAGTAAGATGACCGGGCTTAAGGGGTCTGGTACCCTATCCATCAAGAAGGTTTATTCCAGGGCAAAGGCTGTCTTGGAAAAGCTAAGTGCAGGCCAGGATGTCCGCTGCCAGATCATTGCAAAGCTGAAGGACCCGGATGCCGTGGACGGCCAGATAGAACGCTGGAGCACGGATAATGTCTGGTGGAACACCATCCCGGTCATCAGCTGGGAGACAGGGGGACAGGTACAGGAGGAGTGGGAGTTCGGCTTTACTCCAAGTGACATGAAGAATTTAGACGAAATCAAATAGGACGGAGGAATCGGAAGATGGAACAGAATAAAGAAGATATTTTTAAACGTTTTTTAGCAAAGGCAGAAAAACGGGCGGAGGAAAAGAAGATACACCGCACCTGCCTAGTCCGGGTGCCAAGTATAGATGAACGGATCCGGATCCGCGGCCTTTCAAAACAGGAGATTGCGGAGGTGTCGGAGATTGATAATACGGATGACCCTTACGCAGGTGATAAATATTCCGTCTACATAGCCACCGTGGAGCCGGATTTAAAAGCGGTTGCCAAGCAGATGAAGGAGGACGGGAACATCCAGGAATACACGGATGTGGTTGACATTTTTGAGATTTACGAGATTAGGCAGATGGCGGAAAAGATCATGGAGCTGTCCGGTGTAAGTGGAAAGAACAAGATTGAGGTCATAGAGGAAAGCCTAAAAAACTAATCCGACTGGATGGAGAGGCGGAATTTTTAAGCCATTACATCCAGAAGGGATTCACCCCGGAATATCTCCTGTCCATGGGACTGTCCCAGAAACTTTTCTTTGTCGCATCCATGCGGCTGGAACAGAAGCGGGAGGAGGAATATTTTAAGGCACTATGCAGGGTACTGTCCAGAAGGAGGTAGGCGATGGGAGGCGTAACAGGAAGCATCAGCCTCAAGGATAACGCCAGCGCCACCTTGAGGAACCTCCGGAGCGAGCAGTCAAAACTCCGTGAGGATACAAAAAAGACATCCAGCGCCCTGAAAAGCGTATGGGGAACACCCAGAAAACTAAAGGCCGATGTAAGCGATGCGACCAAAGCGTTAAAACGTGTCACGGATGCAGCGAAGAAAACCAAACCGGTCACGGTGGCAGTCAAGGCAAAGGATACAGCCACAAAGGTGATTAAGGGCGCTGGAACTGTCCTGAAGGCTGTGGGGAGGCCTGTAACGGCCGTGCTGAAGGCGAAGGATACGGCTTTCAAGGTGGTAAAAAAGACAGCCGGTGCATTGGACCGTCTGGGAAGGAAGGTGGCTTCCCCCGTCATTAAGGTGGTGGACAAGGCCAGCGGGGCCATCAAGGGAATCGTGGGAAGGATTGGCAAGGCAGCCAAGGCTGTGGCGATACCGGTGGGGATTGCTGCGGCAGCCGGGACAGCGGCCCTTGGCGCATCCGTCAGTGCGGGGATGCAGCTGGAACAGCAGCAGATTTCCATTGAACATTTCGTTGGGGCCACGAATAAAGAGCTTTCCCAAGCGGATGTAAAGGCGCAGTCTCAGTCCTACATTCAGCAGCTGAGGGAGAATGCCAATGCGACTCCCTTTGAAACCGGGGAAGTCATCCAGGCTGGTTCAAGGGCCATTTCACTTGCCGGTGGAAGCACCACGGACGCCATGAACCTGGTAACGCTGGCGGAGG